GAGGTCGTATAATCTACTTCTATATTCTCCCCCTCCAAAGCTTCGTTTAATATTTTCTTAATTGCTTCTTTAACGTAGATAAATGGATACAATTGATTTGTTCTAAACGTAGAGGTACTCGGCTTGTTGTAGCCATAGTCTACTATTGGATAAATATAACCAAATGATTGAGGCTGATAACCATAACTATCAGCTCCAAAATTTCGCGTAAACACTCCGTTAACGTGTACGCCTTGCATCCATGTATTAACCACGTTATCCCTTGTCAAAGTGTGATCATATTCACTCCAGTCTAATTCATTTAGTTTCTTTTCTTTAAGCTTTGCGAATATATCAACTGCATCACTGAATAACGTACAATCAAAGTAATAGTTTTTATCCTGAATAATAACCTCGTTTAATTTCAATTTACCTTTGAAAATAAGCAAGTCATTCTTATAAAATTCACAAGGATTACGGATAGCAGGATTAAATGAAACGTTTGAACTCTGTAACACATCCATCGATAAAGAGTATGCACTCATAAAGAATTGCATATTATTGGAAGTACCTTCTAATTTGATAGATTTAGAATAACTTCTTTTCCTTTTTTCAGGCTCTTTAACATCACTTATTGATAAGTTCAGTGGTACAGCTATATTCTCAGATAAGTCAAGCTCTATACCGTTTACAATTAGTTTTGAATTCATAGTCTTATAGAGTTTTCAGGTGTAAATTCAATTTCTACTATCTCATTAAATAGCTCGTCGTGTTTATCCTGTTTGATTTGGTAACTCGAATTCGTGATAATTACACTTTCATTTTCTTCCCCTTCATTTATGTACACCGCAGGACTATCATATAATTGAGTTAACCAGTTCTGAGTAGTTTCGTCTAACCAGTCAGATATCAATTGTAATTTCTTAGTAGTTTGTTTTAGATAGCTTAACCTTCCTGTATTGGCTTTACTTAATGAATATACCCCATTGCTCCAACTTCCTTGTGAACGTTCAAACTCAAATGATTTTACACTTGCTGAGTAACGCTTGTTATAAGTGAATAGATAATTATCATAAGCTCCATATTTATTCATGAAACGTAAAGTAGCACCGTTATAGAAACAAGTGTTGTCAAAATACAGCCATGTTAAGCATGACAATGTTCCATTTGAAGCATCTAATAAAACCATCAACACACTTGTACAACTTGTAGCTTCAGCATTTGTTAAATAGCCTAAACTTACGTGTTGATCTAAGTTGAAATAAATAGAACCTAATAAACCTTGATTTCCTGTGATAAAGTTTTCATCCGTTTGTTTTATTATGGTCGCGCCGTTGTAATAACTATATCTTACTTTGTAGTTGGCAGGTGTGTCTATTGAAGTGTTATCTATCCATGTATAAGTTAAGCTATCTTCTTTTTTAATCGTTTGCTCGTATAGATTGACAGTTGAACCATATAACCTATAAGATCTATCAGTTAACAACTGCTTAGTCAACCCTTTTTGATAGTCTGTATAATCCCAGTTTAAAAATTCATTTCGTGAAAGCTTACCTTTGAACACCCCAATTTGACTACTCGTAGCAGGTGTTGGATTTACAGAAACAGCTCCGTTTAATGTAGTTGAATATTTTTCGTAAACATTTACAGAAATAAATCTATATCCATCCGGATCAAATATAGTTGCTGAATTTATAGGTTTAATATTTTGAGTAGGTATGTAAGGAGTTACAATATTACTCACATCTATTTTACCATATGTATACGTTGCATCTTCATCCTCAGGATAGACTTCATACGTTCCAACACTTCCCTCAACAATCACCTCAATAACAAATGACATATTAAACTTGCCGCTTATGGTTTGTTTAAACTGAAAGATAATAGGATTATCAGATGGTGTTGCATACGCTGGTTGTTGTGTAATTGATACTGCCATTATGTAGTTGGTTTTTTAATTATCGTTATAATACTTTCTTTTATCAATGCTGAGATAGGTTTACTCATTTCTTCTACTCGTTGCGGTGTTACAACTTTATCGTAGAAGTGAGTTGCTTCAATACCATCCGTAACTAATCTCTTTTGGATAGCATAAGCAAGTCCATCATGTGTGCTACCTTGTGGAATTGGAATACCTTTATCATAAATCCATTTCTTAATAGCATCATGAAAAGATAAACCAGTTTTAGGAGCTTTTCCGTGAGTTGGCGCACCCCTATTTACTTCTGTACCATTTACACCGTAGTTTATATACTTCCAATAATGCGGTGCTGTTACTTCAATACTCTTTGGATTGATTTTACTCGGTACAATTGATTGCTCTAAATTCCCACTTGCTCTACTCTTTTGTAGCTCTTTTCGTAAATCAACAATCAACTCATTCGTTAAATCTAATAATAGTTGTGACAAAGGGCTATTAGCTGTATTAGATAATATACTTTCAGCTTCACCAAAATCTAATTGTCCTACTATATCAGCTTCATTTACCACGTTGTATTGTCTTTATTTCTTGTTGTTTTTCAAAGTTAATAAAATTTAACCTATGATTGAATTTATAAACATTCCATTTTACTATGTCTTCCCAGCTTGTGTTATATTCCTTACTCAAAAAGTGGATCACTTTTTCCCACGTATAGCGATTAGATTTCTTATCAGCCTTAGTTTCGTCCTCTTTTGGCTCTCCGTAAAGTTCTTTGTTAATACGATTGATTGTCGCAAAAAAAAACTTACAACATTCAAGTAGATAGGTAGTGGAATGTGTTGTTTGAATATCTTTTCCCTTTCTTGGTTAGAATAGATCATGTTCCCATTTTGATCTAAGTCTCCGTAATTTGTACCCTTTTCGATGTACATCAAAGCTACTAATCGAGCTGGGTTCGCTTGCATATCTGAATTTGATACATCAATATGCCAACCTACACCAACTTTTTTAGGGTCTACTAACTCATACTTTTGACCTAACACCTCAATTTCTTTTTCAGGTTCTGTTACTTTGTAGTTCTCAAATAAGCCTATACAGTGTACGTAAATATCTTTTAGCTCTGATATATTCACTTTTTTTAATTCGTTTACTGTACCACTTGTAAGAACGCTTAAAAACTCTATGATGTCATTGAAGTCTAATTCACCTGTCGTAAACTTTGGATTCGTTAACGCCTGGAGATGTTCAATCCTTAAGTCATTCATTGACTTTGGAGCTTTAATATTAATATACTTCAAAATACCCATTACTTATATTTTTAATTGATTGTACTGCTAAAGCTAACGACATTACGCCGTCATCATGAACTCCTTGAGGTGCGCCGTATTGAACACGCCTTGTTTTCTCATTGTATACATAAGTGAATGCGTTTAGTTCGTCTATTAGCCAGTTTTGGTTTAATACTTTTATTTCTTTGTTCTCGAATAATACCGATAAATCCTCAATCATAATAGGTTTAGATTTTACCGATGTTACATAAGGCTCTACATAGTTATAAATTCGATTCTGTAGCATCTCAAAGAACACATCACCTTGGTTGTTTACTTCGACCATTACCTTAGCATTATAGTGCTTTATAACTTCGCTAACTTCATCTATTATACGCGACCATTCTAAGTGTCTCCAACGATTAACATATATCATTTCATAGTTAGAGTTCAAAATAGTTAGCACGGTATAGTCATCTGCGCGCCCAATATCTAAACCACCGTATAAGTTACCTTTGTTTTCTGTACCTTCAAACACACAACTATCCACGTTCTTAAATAGTCCACTTGCATTGTCTATAAACTTCGCTAAATATTCCTGTTCAAATATATGGCTCGGGAGGTTCCTTTTCCTTTCTTCTAAGTCATTAGGATCAATCATAGGATTGTCGAATGAAGTATAATGAAAGTATTTATAACGTTCATCGTAGTTCGGTTGTAAGCTCATCTTATAAAAATGATTCTTACCTTTTGGAGTGGATATAAATATAACCTTCTTACCTTTTACTAACACAGTTGCACTTAATACCTCACTCCATAACTCAGCACGTGTAAAGGCATACTCGTCGATAATAAGATAGTCGAATGTATTACCACGAATATTATCAGGTCGTTCACCAGAAAAAAACTGTATCTTACTTCCTAAGCCTGTTATTGTTAAATCTGACCTATTGTATTGAAATAGTCCACTTCGAGCTGTTACACCTTCCATTTCATCAAATACTTTCTTTGATTGTTTGTAGATAGGAGTTACCCATGCAATATTGCAACCTTTGTGATTGATAGCCCAGTATAACATTTGGTTAATCCCTAACATCGTTTTACCAAATTGACGGCCAATATTCAAAACGTAATACTTATACGGTTCATTATTGATTGAGTGATGTATTAGTCTCTGCTTTTCGTGTGGTTTATATCCTTTAATCGTTGACATCGAAGTCGAACTTTTCTATGATTGTTTGTTCTATTTGTTGTTTCTCTGTAAGTCCGTTTAAACGTTGTGTAATACTTGGATTGTATTGACCTACCATACCACCTTCAATCTGATCTTTTCGTATTGAATTTCTAATATGTGAACAGATAGCGACATAATCTGAGTATCTTTTATCTTTATTCATAAAATAATGACTCAGTTCGCTATTCAATCCTTTTTCAAAAACATAAGATTCAAAACCTTCCATTGTTAAAGGCACTTCTAACAGTTCGTAATCGCTTTTACCATCTTTACCAACAAATACATGCTTAGTTCTTGGGTTGCTTTTTACGTGTGTTCTATACTCTGTAAATAGTTCCCAAAGTTTCTCTGGAGTCTCTATATACTTATGCTTTGCCATTGTGTTTATGCTTTTGGTTTACGTGTTCTTTTTACCTTTGGTTGTTCTATTACTGCATATTTAGATTTCGTTTCTTCATAAAATCTAACTTTCCAATTCTCTATTATTTTCCATGCAGAAAGTAGACAGTTATTACAACCTTTAGTAATTGGTCTTTTCGTTATCTCAGAATACACTTCATTAAGAAGTAAGAATTCGTTATCGGTTAACTTAGATTCGTTTTGCTTGTCTTTTATCTTTTCAAAAGATTCAAAACTATTTGCTGATAGTATCATAAAATTTAGCTATTAAAAACGTTGTTAAAGGTAAATAAAGATCGTTTAAAATCAAACCAAAAGGTAGACTAATCCAAAAAGTAAAACAAGGGAAGCAGTCTAATGGTTTAATTGGCTTGCTTATTCTCGTTCCTGTGACCTTTCTAAGGTAGTAACCTATGTTTAGTTCGTGGTGTAAAATAACACTCGTGAAAAGGGCTAATATTTCGTATTTCATTTTAGTTAAGATAATAAATTATTTCTATTCCTCCGTTATAAAAATCACTTTCAATGTAAATAAGGCGGTATATTGCTTTTACTTTCATATCACAAATATAATAAAAAACCCTTACAAATTAATGCAAGGGCAGACTGGAAAAAAGCAAAAGCGAAAGCGATGCTAAATTAGTAATTATTTTTAATCTTTTACAAAAGTTCCGTTAATTGTTTTTCCTTTGCGGTTTTTGATCACATTGTAGGCATCATTTAAACATTGGTTGTAGTCTATACTTAATTGTTCAGAAAGTATCATAAGCACAATTTGAATATCACCTATTGCATCTTTAATTTCGTTAAATTCGTTTTTCAAAAAAGCACTTGATAACTCTCCAACTTCTTCAGATAGTTTGATTAATTGTTTTGGTGCATTACCTAACTTAATTAGATTACGTTCTTTTGCCCAATTTATAACATTTTCTTGTGTGTTATCTTTTCGTTGTGTTTGCAACTTCTGTATGTAGTTCACTGCGTCCATTAATTCTTGTTTAGTATGCTCCAGGAAATCATCTGTGTTATTCTCCGCTAAAGTAGTTCCGTACTTTTCAATTCCAACTTGGCTACGTTTACGAAATTGGTTTATTACATCTTCAACTATACTATCAGTTTTTTCTTTTAGTTTGAAATACTTTTGTAGTGTTTCGTTTAGTTCGTAACCTTTGAAGAAATCACTCGTTAAAAAAAAATAATTCTCGGTTGCGTTTACCATGTACTCTTTACCTTTTTCAAACATTAGCCTGTAATTGTCCATATAGTCAGATATACATACTAATATATCATTCTCTTTAATTCCCGTCTGTTTCATTTTTATATTCAATTGGTTTTCTTAAATTTAACCTTTTCAGATACTTACTCACTTTAATGTGAAATGTTCCACATCTTATTAATTTTGTTTTATTCATCAGAAAGGTAGATCGCTTTCGTTTGACATTTGATTAATTGCATCCTCTTGAAAGTTAGCAACTATTCCTGTTACTTTAGCTTTTGGTTGTGTATTACTTGTTTGCACTGAAACTTGCCAAACTTCCAACGAATTAAAATAACTTACCTTACCTTCTCTATTGGTGTATTCTTTGCCTCTAAGGTTGAATTTTACTTCTACTTCTTCACCTACTCGAATTGTATCTATTAGATCTGTATTCCCTTGAGTTAATTGAAATAATACATCTTGAGGATATTTGTCATTTGTCGTTAAAACAAACTCTCTCTTTCTAAATTTGTCGCTAATTACTTGCTCTGCAAATATTGCTTTAATTGTTCCTTTTACTTCCATTGTGTTGGGTTGTTTACCTTGTTATATAAATTATTAAATCTTGCTTTCGTGTTCACAAATTCTGTTTTTGTGTTATAAGCATCTGCGTAAATTACTTTATAGGTTAAAGTATTGCTTTCGCTTTTTGTTACCTTTACTAACTGCTTTCGAGTTACGTTTTCGTAATAATCATTTTCTACTATCATATTTGTAATTTAATGGATTTACTAAGCTTTTCAACTTCTGCAACTATTTTTACATATTCTTCAGATTCAAAGATATCTAATTGAGCGGTTAAAGTTTCAACTATACTTTCTAACCATTTCAAAGTTTTATTCAGTTGTCGTTTGTTTTCTCTAACAAATATTACACTATCACTTACACTTTCTAAATTGTGTAATGAAACTTGCATTAATAAACACGTTTGAAATATTGTATTTAATGTGTCTATTTGTATTGGTGTTAATTCTTTTTTACTTTTTGCTTTCATTTTATTTTATTCATTATTTAATTTCTCTTAACCATACTATTACTTTTGATTCTTCTAAATGAGTAGAAATAGATTGTATTTGATACTCAATTTCATCATATTCTATAATACCAATAGGGTAAATAGGTTGTGAAATTGTGTATAAATGTTTACAATTTGGGTACTCATCACAAGCATATATTACAAAATCTGTTATCATAATTCAAATGCTTTTAACGATTGTTTAAAACTTCCGTTATCTTTAACTTGTTGTAACATCAATTCAACGACTTCCCTTGTTTCTTGCTGGGCATCATTCTTAAGTCTAAGCTTAAATAAATGTATAAATGATAGTAGACTACCTGTCCAAATAAATTGTGTGTTTAAATTCAATGGTAATACGCTTCTCGCTTGTTCTTTTGATACACCTAATTTAATTAGTATGTCATATTGATCCTTACAAAATTGTATTGTTTCGTCTTGTATTATGTTACAAATTTCTTGACTTACCAAACACAAAGAACCATCACTTCCCTGCTTACTATCTTTTGATTGTTTACGCCACGTTTCAATCTTAGTATAAGTATCAGAGAAATCGACATAACGACCAGAGATACTATTAGCACTCATTCCAACTTGATGTTTAAATAATTGTCTTTCCACGTAAATTGGGCATTCAATTCTAAACTGAAGTTGTGGATGTCTAAACACTGAAGTGTGTTTATGACTTACTAAATATTTGATTAGTTTCTCGTCATTTAAATCAAATACTTCTTTCTTCTTTCCGTAGCTAACTCTGGCTGCATTCACCACCATTAAGTCATTACCAAAGGTTTCTAATAATTCCGCTTTCATTTTGCTTTGCTTTTTGTTTCAACAAATATAATCAATATATCTTTATAAATTACTTTTTAATTACTTTCTACTAAATTAATTTATCCAAGGCTACCAAGGATATAATAGATTTAATTATAGTTACAAGTTCTTTTGTTTCGTTTTCACACCAAGTTATAAATTCCTCCTCATCCATGTTGTTATCCATCTCAAAGGCTCTGTGTAATACCTCATGGAATACTAAAGCTGTTGTGTTTACATCATCTGTACATCTTGATAAATTGATATATAAAAACATTTCATCACCTTGTTTGTAGGATTCTTTTGGATAGTAATTACACCAGCCAGCAATGTAGGCTTGATTTTTATTATTAACGTGCAGCTTGCATTCATGTACGTTTAAACCGTGTAATTCATCTACTCCTAATATTTCAAAAATTTCGCAAGGATTCCACGTTAGGATTAAGGTGTAATTACTTCTCGTATATGTCATAGTTTCTTTACTTTGATTTCAATTACTCCTGTTTTAAGGTCTGCGATTCGTTTAAATGCTTCTTTCGATAAATCAATCGTATATTCTCCCATGCCACCTCTGTCATTTACTTTAACAATCACACTCTTTTTATTCTCTTTATTGGTGATCTTGAGCTTCGTACCAATAGGAAAGTAGTTAGATGCACACGTTAATTTATTACAGTTAAATTTCTCACCTGAGAATGTCACTTGGTCATTGAATTCCTCACCATACCATGTCGCATTAAAGGTTAGCGAGGTAGTCAACAACCACCCCACTATTGTTATTATTATTTTCATTTTATTTCTTTTAAATGATTCAACACTTCTGTATAATATTTCTTTGTGGCTTGATCATATGCTATCACTATAACTTCTTCCACATGATAAATAGCGTGTTCAATTGCTTTACGTTCGCTATCTCTTGTATTATCATTTGAGAATATTTCTATTAGTTCCTCAGCTTTATCAATTGCTTTCATAATTATATAAGATATTTTGTTATTTCTAATTTAACTTGCTTCCAGTAGTCTACATCAACATTTAACTGTAATATTTCATCTACTGCTATATCTGCCATTCTTTTTCCTAATTGAAGGCTTACACTCCAATAATCATTGTTAGTGTCTATTTTCCAATATTTATCAACCAACTCTTTTGCTTTTTCTTCTGCTTTCATTTTATTTTGTTTTTTATTATTACTTTCTTTTTGTTCATTATACCATTGAAGGTATTCCAAGCGTTCCTGCTCTTCTATTTCTTCTTGTGAAGGTGTTCTATAGAAATCATATGCTCTGCTCATCCTATTATCTCTTTTATCTCAATCTCTTGTTGAGGTGTGAATACAAATTGTTGTTTTGCCTTATCTAATACCTTTGGATCTAATTGTAAACGTTCAATAAACTTTTCATATTGCGCATCACTCATTAACGGCTTTTGCGGTTGACTCGCTAAATTACCGTCGTCGTCTGTAGTTGACAAACTCAAAATGCTTTGTAAAGTGTATCTACGATAGTATGTAATTTGTGATCCACGTTGCTGCGCGTTCATTGTACCGTCAAGTTCAATTATACTTTCAATCTTTTCACCTGTTTCAACATCTATTATCTGAGTGATTACTTTGCCGTTTAAAATAGGTTGTAAGAGTAGTAAACCATTTTCTAATAAGATTGGTTCAACCGTATCTAAAAGCGCGTTAATATCAGCGTAATTAGATTTAAAATGAGGATTCTTGCTATTCTTAAAAACTTTCCCCATTTCTTTTTTTGCTTTTGCTAATTTTCCGTAAATCATTTTATTTGTTTTTTAATAGTTCTATAATTTGCTCATCACTTAACTGAGCAAATAACTCAATCATTTTGTTTGTGTAAAAAGGCTTACGTTCATTATAGCCTTTGATGTAGTTGGCAATCTTTTTAAAGCGTTTGATTTCTTCATTTGATTGCTCTGAAAGGCGCATGTTAATACCTTTCGATTTCGTCTCTGTATCTTTCATATATTATTTGTTTTTGTTGTTTACTAAATTCACCTAACTGGATATAATTCTCAAAAATATCTCCCTCCTGTATCACATCCGATTCATTTATTTTAATTACAAAAGGTCGATCATTTATTTTTAAAGATATCCATCTTGTAAATACTTTGCCTGTTATTCTAACAACATCGTAATTACCTTTTGATATTTGCTCTTTAAAATAGCTTTGTACTTCTTCCAAATTCATTTGCTTTTCGTTTTTGTATATACAAATATAATCAAAATATTTAATTAAATAACTTTTTTGTAATTATTTTATCATTTTATTTATAAAGTCCTATTTTTTTATTGAAAGTAACCCTTAAAATATAAGCATTGTTGTTGGGATAGTCTTTTAATTCTCTTTGGCATTTTC